GTGACATAATATGAACTTAATGGTTCTACTAAGTAAACTCCATATTCAGGACTAACATATAATCTCAAATAGAAATCTCCATACTTAACTAAACTACGAATCCATGACCATAAATTAAATTCAATATTTAAAATGTCATAAAATAAATTATTTAATATAGACTTAACATCATCGTTAGAACTTTTAACTGTAATTACTTCACCCAATTCACTTCTAGTAGTACATTCGTCGGAATAAATATCTAAAGCAGAAGCTAGAATTGGATCCATATCCATTGTATCATAATCACGAAACAATTCTACTCGAGAACTTTGATATGATAAATTGTAATCGCGAGTATATTGATTATAAGAAGTAGTTCTTAAACGATTAAATCTATCTCGAAGACTATTACGATCCGTCGCATAAAAAATCTCGTCAGTATCAATAACTTTTAATTTCTTGCCACCGACATTACGAACTATTACATCATTGCTGAATAATCTTTTTAGCCTCGCATATAATGATCTATTTTTTAATTCTTGGAATGATTTATCGTCCATACTGTATTATCTTATATATAAGTATTAAAGTAACCAATCTAATCCCTCTTTTTTACCATTAACTTCCATATTCCAAGATTCTTCGGGAGATGAAATAATCTTGTTTGCAGGTCCAGGTCTTGTTTCAGTATTAGTTACTTTTTTTATTCCACTTAACATTGTTTTTGTATAAGCTATTTGTTCTGTCCTCAATTTTAAAGCAGTGTCTCTCACCCACAATCCTATACTTAATGCCATTACTAAGTCATCGTGATAACCACGCATTGCTTCTGCTTTTGACCCAGCCCAAATAAAAACATTTAATTCTTCATATAAACGAACTGATTTTATAATAACAGATCTGTCTCTAAAACATGATTCCATTTGGCTAATAATCAATGGTCTATTCTTATTTGTAGTTGTAAATCCAGGTATTAATTTTTTATCTTGACGATTTAGCTTATTGGTATAACTATGTTCTACATCTACAATATTCAAATCTGGAGTACTATAAAATGTATTTTTATAATCTCTATCAATTATTTGTTGAAGTGTTGCCCATCCTATGTTGTTGTTTTCTACAACAAGCAACGCGTTATTATATTCAGTTGCGATTGACACCAATAAGTTACCATAATCTTTTGTAGTAAGATGACCTTTATATTCAGCAACTTGTTCCATGCTTTCAACATCAAATATTTGGAACGCGCTATAATCACTACTATCACCTCTAGCACAGTCAGCACTCACTATATAATTTTTACTATAATCCGGCCTTTCCCATATCCACAAATCATCGCCAGCTCCTCTTTTTTCTATAGGATCTGTTACGTATGTCTCTTTATAAAATTCAAGAGTATTAACTGGAACTACTTGATTACCTGATGTTGAAAAATCACAATCACATTCTTGTGCAGCACCTTTAACACCAGATAATTCTGTCTGTCTATCTCTCCACGCTTGATCTCGTTCTGGGTGTAAATGCCATGGCAATCTTATTGTTTTAAATCCATTATCTCCTGATTCGGCATCAACCCATGTTTTATGAAAGAAATTTCCAACTCCATTTGGTGTGCTTAGTATAATAGCTCTACCACCAGTAGACAATGTATATTGAGCAGATAACCATATTTCTTCAATGCCATCAATGAAAGCAGCTTCGTCAATAACTAGAAGAGATAGAGCGGCAGAACGACCTGCGGTTCCAGCAGAGGATACAGCTTTAATTTGAGAACCATTTTTTAAACGAAGACTTAATCTGTTGTCTTCTACACATTGAACTTTTAACCAAGATGGAAGATTATCATTTGCAAATCTAACTTTTGTAACAATTTCTTTAGCAGTTTCTTGTGTAATACTAATACAAAGAATATTTTTGTCATTGTGAAAAGTCATTAACCACAAACTATATGCAGCTGTAAGGGTAGATATACCCATTTGACGACTTTTTAAAATAATATTAAGTGGATTATTAATTAAACTATTAAGAGACTCTTCTTGAAATGGAAACAGATCAAAATTACAAGTTCCTTTGACTGGATGTTGAATTTTGACATACTTCTTCATGAAGTATATGGGATCTTCTACACATTTTTTATACTCAAGCCTTATTATTTCTCTTAGATTTTGACTCATATTCTGTTTCTAGCTTTTTAATGAATCCATCGATTTCATCTAATCTTTTGTTTATAATATCTAAATCTTTCGTGACATCTTCGAGTATTTTTTCAGCACTATTATCTCCTTCCCATTTTTCCATAGTACCATCTTCATTCATAAACTCTAATGGTTTACCTTTATTTTCTTCACACCATTTTTGTGTTTCGTTAAATTTATTTCTGTATTCAGATAAAACAGATTTTTCATTTTTTAAATCCCGAATGTTATTGTGTAACTCCCAAGTTCCATTTATTTTTAATCTGGTTTCTTCTTCGATAAAACAATCATAACAAAGTTGAGTTTTTGGCCAAACTCTATCGTCTAAATAATTACCCCATCTGGTATCAGCATTGCAAGCCTTACAAATTTTTCTATTAATTATTTTTGCTTTTTTAGAAAGTCTCTTTTTAACGCCATTTTTCTTAATCCACTTATTGCCTTTACTATCTTCCCATTCTTCCCCTTCTTTTCTATCTTGTAAAGAAATATCATCACTGTACCCAACTTGTATAATTGGTCTATTGCCATCAAGATAATCTTTTATAATTTCTAAATTACTTTTTCCTTCTTTCATAAAAACATATTAATATTATTTTTCTCTACAAATCAACCCTTCATCGGTATTAGAATGTCCACCTATTATTTGTTTCATTTCATCAATATTATAACCAATCGGTTTAATAATTTCTAATATATCATTTTGAATAAATGTATCTACAGCGTTTCTAACACCTGGTATATGACCATAATCATCAAAAATAAAATATTTTTTATCAATTGACCCAAATTTTAAGGATCTATTTACATCCGACATAACGGACATATAATCATGAGATGCGTCTACTAAAAATACATCGCCAAAATCAATCGGGCAAGGATTTGTATAAATATTTAATGCATAAAATTCCACATTACCTCTATCTTTATTAGTTTCTTTTGCTCGACTGACATCACTTAAATTAAAACCAGTAACTTTTTTAAAAAGAAAACTTAAAACATAAGTAGTCTGACCCAAAAAAGATCCCCATTCAACTGCTGATTTTTCTTTAAATTCATCTGTATTAAAAAAATTAAAAATATCTCTTTTAAATTTTAAGCTTGTAGTTTTTCTTAAATCTTTTTTGTCAGGAATACCTGCCAGTATTTCGTCTATAGTCATAACATTAATAGATATTTATTTTATTTTCCAAATTCACTTCCCATACCACGTATTAAAAAACTTCCTGTAATTTTATATGGATTTATGTAGATACTAGAGTCACGAATTACAATTCCTTCATGTTCCTCTAAATCGCCTATTTCACTAGTAGCATTTTTTAATATTTCGTCGCCCATTTTAACGGTGGCAATGTAAACAATCGTATCATTAATTAATTTATCTATATTTTTACCATCGAAATCTTCTGAAATGTTTCTACTTTTTAAAACATCTAAAAATTCTTTTCGAGTAATTAATGGAGTTTGTATAGTTACATCCTTTAACCAGTCACTAAGAGATTTTGATACAGCTTCTCCTTCTGGATATAAAGTTACATTTTGACTCAATGCATTATTTAAATTAGGTTTAGATTTAAATTTTGTATCTACGCTTCCTAATACTTTAAATCCATGTTTTATAGCAGTTTGGTTTAACTTATTAATGTAAGACTGCATTACACTTTTATCATATGGAATCTCAGAAGCAGCTCTACTCTTAACAGAACCATCTTTTCCAATAGTTCTTGGCTTAATTTCTTTCAACCCATGTATTGCCAGAAAATTTCCTATATTACCATAACCAACCACATTTGTTTGGCCAGATACATATTCTAAATTTAACATTATATTAGGATTGTCTAACATGCCTAATTTTTTTAATTCATCTTTTGTTGATGGAATACTTTCATCCAATATGTCAATTACTTCTTTACCAATTTTAACAAAGCCGTGTGTTGGACCAAATCTACTTTCCAAATCTTCAGGTCTAACTCCTTTTAAATCTAATGGTTTTGCACTACCTCTATCAATAGCAAATTTATCACCAATTAATCGTACACTAGCATTAACTCCGTCGATTTTAACACTGCCTGGATTTGTTTCTAGTGATTTTATAGTTTTATTAAAAATGTCAATTAATTCGCCGCCATTAGCAGCAAAATCAAATGGGTGGTCCATATGTCCACCCACACCACCTTCAATCATTATTTCGTTTAGGATTTTATTAAATTTTATCATATGTATCCGGTTTAAATGTTTTATCAAAAACTGTTATTGCGTTTTTATAAGACCTAAGAGTTTCATCATTTTCATCTTTTGTATATTGCCAATTCCAGTATAACTCATTTGGAGTATTAAATCCATAAAATTCTAACACTTCTTTTTGAATATCAACTACTTGTTTTCCTCTCCAATTTTGACCAATTGCTATAACCCCAGCATCAATATTTTTTACAACATTTCTTTCTCTTAAACTACGAAATCTATTCTCTATCCAAGTTAATCTTTCAATTAATTTTTGATAAAATCCATTTGCTTGACCCCATCTTATACTTGTAAAAAATACCACACAATCACTTTCAAATAATTCTTTACTTATTTTCCAAAGTTCATCATTTTTATTATTTATACTCGCCCAACAACGATGATTGCCAGTAGGATTTTTGTCTTTGTCTTTTAATGATGCATCTTTTGTGCCACAATTATTTCCCCATTTAGATGAAACATTTCCCTCACATGGAACTATGTTTAATTTTGTAGTATCAATTAAAGTTACTTTTTCTTTACCTAAAAACTCTTGTGCTTTAATTGCCAACTGCGTACTTTTAGGAATATCCTCTTTGTGTCCACTCCAACGATTACTAGTTGTTAGTAACAATACTTTATTTTTACCACTTAAATAATCAATTGTACGCTTGTATTTACGAGCATACAAATCCATGTTTTGTTCACTCTGTGGCAATTTAGCTTCTGATAATAAATCTAATAAAGTAATCATTTCAATAAATCTTCAATTTTACTTTGCATTGTAATTCCTCTGACCACTTCTGGCGTTCCTCCGTTATCTCTATTAAAATATCTTTTATAGTTAGATAAATAAACTTCTAAAATATCTTTATTAATGTTACCACTCTGAATCATTTTTTTAATAGCTTGTAAATTATCTACTACTAATTTATTAGTGTCATTTAAAACATAATCAATTAGTTTAATTAACTCATCATTACTATTAGATGCATCGACTTCTTCGATTTTATTAAAAATTTTTGAAAAAAGTATCATATATTATAAATATCCCAAGTAAATAAAAAACCCCGCCTTTTTAGGGGCGGGGTTGCGAATTTTAGAGCTTCAATTATTCACCGAAAGAAGCACCAGTTGGCAGAATGTTGAAGTCCAAGATAATGAACTCAGCAGTTCTGGTTGGTTGAATATAGATTTGACCATACATTATGTTTCTATCAATCAAATCTGGTGTATTATTTTCAGCGTCCATCTTGACTTGGTAAGCGTAAATTCCATTTCTTTGTTGTACACTTTCCAAATATGGATTCACAATACTTAAGAATCTATTACGAGTCGAAGCAACATTTTGTTCGAATACCAAGTAGTTACTTGAACTTGCAATGAATTTCTTCAAGTTGATTAATAATCTTCTCACATTAATTCGGTCAAGAGCACTAGGAGCAATCTGGAGTGTCTTCTGACCCCATACACATATTCCCTGTCCAGGGAATGCGGCAATAGGATTGACACGACCTTCATACAACTCATCTCTTTCTGCGTGTGTTACTCTATCTAATACTTGAACAGCAGTTGTAATTCCACCACGATTTAACCCAGCAGGAGCATACCATTCAGCAGCAGCATTATCATTTGCGGCATAAACTGCTGGTAATACCACTGAAGGTGGAACACTGATTACTTTGTTCATATTAGTATCTAGAATCTTAACCCATGGATAATAAGTTCCTACATAGTTACTATCAATTGTAGCAACACTGTTGATAGCAGCAGAAATTAATCCAACAGACTGATTACTAGCTGGGAACACTACATTATCCATAATGTAGAAACAATCTCCACGAGCTTCACACATATCAATTGTAATTTCGGTTACATAACTGTGTTGTTCTCTGAAGATACCAGGCAATACAATCAAGTTAATATCAAACTCATCAGCATTACTGAGAGCAGCGATACATTGTTTATATGCGATACTTCCAGGACTTGTAATGTTAGTACAATCCATTCCTTGTGTATTACCAGGAGTAATGTCAGAACCAACAGCAATTGGAATTGCTGGCCACTGTCCATCAAATCCTCCTTGGAATCCGACAACGAACTTACGCATTTTCACATATGTAGATTCATTAACCGGATCGAATACACTTGGGATACTACCACTTAATGCTGGTGCTAATAACGAACCAGTAGAAGCAGAAACACCCTGAGCATAGAATTTTGAATCAGTTTCGCCATATACTTTTTCTTCTAAGTCAAAATCAACATTTACACCATTTTGGTCATTTCCTCCGTAATAAGGCAATGGTTTGAAATATTGTTTTGTATCATTAGCAACACCAACTCCAAACGAAGATGTTGGATATAGTTCGGCCAATTCATCACTAGCTTCTGGAACAGCATTAAACACTGTACCTGATGGATATTTGCCAGGAGCAAGTCCAAATATAGAAGCTTTACTGTATCTTGCCGGTGGTATTATAGTACTCATTGTACTATTTACCGGAGAAGAGTAAGATTGGAATCCGTATGGTACAACAACATCAGGATAAGCAACATCACTCATTTCAATTCTAACATACTTACTTAAGTTAGCATATGTACCGAATTCTATAATTTTTCCAGCAAATGTAATATATGAATATCTATCACCAATTCTTCTAGCAATAAAGTTAGAACTATCTGGATTCAGGTTCACATTCTGGAATATTTCTAAGTACTTGGGTTTTTTATCAGTATCACTATAAGCACGAATCGATACTGTAAATGAACCATAATCACTTCCAGGTACAGTTCCTGCTAATTTCACATTACTAATTTCAACTTTATATTTTTGATTAGACTTAGTACCATCACTTAATGTATGTACTCTGAATAATTTAAATTTAGTTGGTTTAGCAGATGCTTCAGCACTACCTTTAAATGG